GTGGACCAAATACGCCTCGAACCCGATCATCACTGGGAATGCTGGTCAAGGGTACGCCAATCCCGGTTTGCCGACCATTGTTACCGTAGGGTCCACGCTGTACCTGATCGTTTGCAACAACGGCAATGCAAGCACGAACTTCCAATTGTTCTCATCTCCAACCTCAAGCGGAACATTTTGGACCCGTGTCGGCACCATCTTGCCGGCTCCGGTTGCTGGAGACCCGGACTTCGGTGCCACCGGCATCATTGATCCGTGGGTCATCCAGAACAAGCACGGATTCTTTGAGATGACCTACACGGCATACTTCGGCACGTACCAGCAAGTTTGCTATGCGGTCACAGACAGCATCACTACGCCGTTCGTTCGTTATCCCTATGTGATCCAATCGGCGCTTCACCTGACGTTCACAGGCGACCCCGTGCAGTTTGAGAACTCTTCAGCCCACTATTTCATCTGGGATGAGGACAACGGAACAAACACCTCTCAGCCCTACGCCTCGACGCTGCCACCGTATTAGGTCGGTGGTTGCCAACTAATTTCACTACGGAGGCCGTCTACCGAAAGGATGACGGTGCTTAAGCCGACTATCGGCAAAGCGCGGATAGGCACACGCCCGCGACCTCCACTCTACTTTTCTTGGGAAGCACAGTCACACCTGCGTTCTTACGCGGTGGCTCTCTGGCACGCCAGAACAACTTCACAACACCACTTGGCCCGATGCGTCGGACAACCTCGATGCGTGAGTGAGCACGTTCACGCGGAAGCCAATCACACTTCCCCAAAACGCTCACAAGAGTTTTACTTACAATGGCAAACGCTACTCCCGTCCGCACCGGCCAAATCAATGGCGCTGGTGATGTGGACGCTCTCTTCCTGAAGGTCTTCGCTGGTGAAGTCCTGACGGCCTTCGAGGTGAACAACGTCGCTCTGGCGTACACCCAGATGAAGACCATCTCGAACGGCAAGTCCGCTCAGTTCCCGACCTTCGGCCGCATCGCTGCTGAATACCACGTTCCGGGTGCCGAGATCACCGGCGAAACCGTGAACGGCAACGAAGTCGTCATCACCATCGACGACCTGCTCATCTCGCACGCGTTCATCGCGAACATCGATGAAGCCAAGGCGCACTACGACGCGCGTTCGGTGTACTCGACCGAGATCGGCCGTGCCCTCGCCACGCAGATGGACAAGCACATCCTTCAGGTCGCCACCAAGACCGCTCGCGCTTCCGCGTTCGTCACCGGTCTGCCGGGTGGTTCCTCGATCTACAACGGCCCGCTCGGTGGTCCCGCTACCAAGGACTTCATGACCGTTGGTCTGGACATCGCCTACGCGATCTTCAAGGCTGCGGAAATCCTCGACAACAACAGCGTCCCCGCTGATGGTCGTGTGTTCTTCTGCCGGCCGGCGCAGTACTACGCGCTCATTCAGGCGAAGGATACCATCAACTCCCTGTGGGGCGGTGCTGGTGCTTACAGCGACGGCAAGATTTTCCGCATCGCTGGCATCGACATCGTGAAGACCACGAACCTGCCCTCGACCAACGTTGCCAACGGCACGCTGGGCGCTGGCACGGGCAACCGCTACGCTGGTGACTTCACCAAGACCGCTGGTCTCGTGATGCACAAGTCGGCTGTCGCCACCGTGAAGCTGCTCGACCTCGGCATGGAAGCTGCGTACGACATCCGTCGTCAGGGCACCCTGATGGTCGCGAAGTACGCGGTCGGCCACGGTTCGCTGCGGCCGGAGGCTGCGGTCGAGGTCGTGCAGGGTCTCTCGCCGGTCTAAACCTATCCACCTATGGGTAGTAATCAGGGTCGGGCCTTAATTGGCTCGGCCCTTTTTTTCGTCTTTGGAGAAATCATGTCCACCGCTCTAACTCCTACGACCACACTCGAAGCTGTGAACCAGATGCTGTTCGCGATTGGCGAAGCGCCGGTCAACAGGGTCGAGGACAATGGGCTGGTCGACGCCGCTGTTGCTCTCCGCACGCTCGTCAACGTCAGTCGAGAAGTGCAGAAGAATGGCTGGCACTGGAACACCGAGAAGAGCCTATCGCTCTCTCCAGACACCGATGGAAACATCACGCTCCCCGCGAACACCCTTAAGGTGGACACTGTGGACGCTGATGCTGACGTTGATGTCGTCTGGCGTGGCACGCGTCTGTACGACCGTGTAAACCACACCTATTCATTCACGCGCCCACTTATCGTCGAGCTGGTTGTGATGTTGGACTTCGAGGAGATTCCCGAAGCCGCCCGCAACTTCATCACGCTCCGTGCTGCTAGGCGCTTCCAACAGAACTCGGTCGGCTCTCAGGAGCTTGCCGGCTTCCAAGCGCAGGACGAGTTGCGCGCTCTCGTCGACCTCCAGAATGCCGAGGCCGAGACCGCAGACTACAGCATGCTCGATGGCTGGTCTGTCGGACGGGTACTGGCACGATGAGCCTCGTATCCAGCACCATAGCAAACCTGATCAACGGTGTCAGCCAGCAGCCTAGTGCGCTTCGGTTGGCCTCTCAGTGCGAGTTGCAGGAGAACTGCAATAGCTCCGTAGTTGACGGTTTGTGTAAGCGCAACGGCACCCGTCACCGGGCGAAAGCGCTCAACACCCCGCTCACCAACGCCTTCACGCACCTCATCAACCGAGATGAAACTGAGCGCTACCGAGTAATGATCTTCGGCGGCGCCATCCGCGTCTTCGATCTGGACGGCGTGGAGAAGACCGTCAATCTCGGGACCGGGGCATCCGGCTATCTCACGTCCAGCTCTCCGGCTGACGACTTCGCTGCTATGACGGTTGCCGACTACACCTTCGTCCTGAACAAGACGAAGATAGTACAGCAGTCGTCCACTGATTTCATCCCTACGCGTCCCAACGAGGCCCTCGTGTGGATCAAGCAGGGTGTCGCTGATGGCACATACGTTCTGACCGTCGACGGCTTCACGGGTCACTTCAAGTGTGGTAACGCGCAGAGCTTCCCAGATCAGGTCACAACTAACGCCATCGCTGCTGGCCTCTCAGGCAACGCCAGCGGAGCAACCCCAGACTACTTAGGGCTTCAGCAGGCAATGGGCGCGGCTGCTAGCAACTACGTCATCCAGACGCTGGGCTCGACCATCCGCATCGCTCGCGTGGACGGCGGGGACTTCTCCATCGTCTTGTCCGACCCCTACGGCGATCAGGCAACCCAGCTCATCAAGAAGTCGACCCAGCGGTTCACCAACCTTCCAGCCAAGGCCATCTCAGGCTTCAAGACGGAAGTGCAGGGCGAGGGCGGTTCCTTCAACACCTCCTACTGGGTGGAATACATCACTGATGCAAACAACCCGAATGGCGGCGTCTGGAAGGAGACGTGTAAGCCAGGCGAGGTGAAGAGCATCGACCCGACGACCCTGCCGTATGTGCTGGTCAGAGAAGCTGATGGAACGTTCACGTTCAAGCCGGGTGAGTGGGAGCCACGCAAGGTTGGCGACATCGATAAGTCAAACCCGATGCCGTCCTTTATCGGCCGCAAGCTCAACGACATCTTCTTCCACCGCAATCGACTCGGCGTGCTGTCTGACGAGAACCTCGTATTCTCGACTGCCGGCGAGTACTTCAACTTCTTCAAGGGCTCTGCCATCCAGATACTGGACACGGACCCAATCGACATTGGTGTGTCGAGCACGAAGGTCTCCATCCTGAGGCATGCTGTGCCGTGGAACGAGACACTGCTGCTGTTCTCAGATCAGACGCAGTTCATGCTCGGAAAGACCAACGACATCCTCTCGGTGAAGACAGCGTCGATTGACGCCACCACGGAGTTTGAATGCTCCAGCGCGGTGAAGCCGATAGGCGTTGGAAACTTCGTGTACTTCGTGCAGAACCGGAATAGCCACTCGGCTGTCCGAGAGTTCGGCGTAGATGAATACACGCAGACCAAGGATGCACAGGACGTTACCGCTCATGTGCCGAAGTACATCCCCGATGGTGTCTTCAAGCTGACCGCATCTAACACCGAGAGCATCATCGTCGCGCTGTCACACAACGAACCGTCGAAGCTCTTCATCTACCAGTTCTTCGTATCTGGTGAGAGCAAGCTGCAATCGGCATGGCACACTTGGACGTTCGGTGAAGAGGGCACTATCCTCAACGCTGACTTCCTCGGCAGTGAACTCCACTTGCTGATCAGCCGACCCGATGGCGTGTACATGGAAGTGCTCCCAGTGGCCACTAGTGTCACTGAGGGTGCCCAACAGTTCTCCGTCCACCTCGACAGAGCGGTTGACGAGACGCAGGTAACGGGCTTGTCCTTCAACGGCACGACCACATCGTTCACCCTTCCGTACACGGTCGATGACCCCAGCCAGTTCGTTCTGGTCGCATGGGAGGGCAACGACGTGTTTAAGGTTGGGCGCAAGGTGCCGTTCACGATCACCGGCGGCAACGTAGTGACGGTGTCGGCGTTAAGCGCGCTCTCTCATTTCCGCTTCGGTCAAACCATCACGGCACGCTACGTGTTCTCCCAGTTGGAAGTACGCGAGCAAGCGGCAGGCGGCGGGCAGACTTCGGTGGGTGAGGGCCGCATCAACGTTCGGCGTATGACGCTCCGACACGGCAACAGTGGTTACTTCCGCGTGGAGGTAACGCCCCGTGGACGCGACACCTACACCAACGTGATGTCAGGTCGACAGGTCGGCAGCGGCGTCTCTCTCTTGGGTGAGGTAGCGCTGACCGAAGGAGCATTCCGCGTGCCTGTAATGACCCGCAACACCGACGCGACCATTGAACTGGTCAGTGAGGAGTTCCTGCCGTTCTCAATCCTGAGTGCGGACTGGGAAGGAATGTTCGTCATCCGATCAAGGAGAATTTGATGTCTGTAGTAGCGAGGAAGGCAACTCGACAAGACGCGATCTACCTCGCTACTCGACTGCTCCCTGAAGATGCCGCCGAAGTGAAAGCCGCCAGTGGCCTGTCCATTGTCGATGCTCTCCTCGGCGGCATCGAGCTGTCCAGCGAGTGCCACGTCCTGTGCAACAAGCGCGCACTGGATAAACCGATTTGTATCTGGGGCATCCGTCCCACCACCGACCCAACCATAGGGGCCATCTGGCTTCTCTGTGCGAAGGGTCTCCATCAGAACCGCAGTGGCTTCCTCAGGGAGAGCCGTAAGTGGTTCGCGAAATTCTCTCAACAGTACCCCGTCCTGTGGAACGTCGTCGATGAGCGCAACACCGCGCACGTCCGGTTCCTCAAGTGGCATGGGTGCATCTTCATCAATCGCCATCCCACCTTCGGGCCTGAACGGCGACCCTTCTTGGAATTTGTGAGGTTGTCATGTGTGACCCAATGACGTTAGCAGTAACGTCCTTCATGGTGTCTGCCGGTTCGAGCGTCATGCAGTACGGGGCGGCTAGTGAGCAGGCCGATGCCCAGAACGCGTACTACGCTCAGAACAAGGTGAACGCCGAACGCTCTGCCATGTACGAGCACCAGCAGAACGATCTGCGCAAGACGCAGGAGCAGGAAGCTGCCGGCACTAAGAGCTTCGACAACATGTTGGAGACGCGGGCCAAGGCTGCTCATGCCGAAGTCGCTGCCGGCGAAGCTGGGGTTACCGGCCTATCCGTCGAGAGCCTGATCAACGACATCTACGGTGCCGGAGGTCGGACTAACGACCGCATCGCGCGCAACGGAGAGCTGACCCTCGCGCAACTCAACGCCGAAGACAGCGGCATCGAAGCCCGCAAGGCCGACCGCATCAACTCGGTTCGCAGGGGTGTGCAGCCTAGTGGTCTCGCCCTCGGACTCAACATCGCATCGGCTGGCCTCAACGCAGGCACCGGCTATTACAAGATGACCAAATAAGGAGATAGCCAGTGGCTCGCGTTGCAGGACTAACGCCGTTCGGGCGAGACGGTGGCGGTGGTGTAGATCGCGCAGACAGCCGCGCCCAGACCGCACCCAATCGACCAGCGCCTGACATCGTCCCCCGCGCAGCGCCGGTCAACATATACTCGCGCCCAGAGGACAATACCCAGGCTGCTGGGTCTGACCTCCGTCAACTCGCGGCGGCCCTCGGTCAACTCAATCCGGCTCTTAACAACTTCGCTGGCACGTTCACCGACGAAGCGCAGAAGCAGCAGGAGCAGGCTGCGGCCAACAAGATCGGCGGCATGACCTTCGAGGAGGCCCAGAAGGGCGTCCAAGAGGGCAGCATCAGTGAGCTTCAGAACCCGTGGTTCCGCGCTGCGTTCATGAAGCAGTTCGGCCAGCGTGTCGCGCTCCGCAAGGCGCAGGAGTTGACCGACCAGTACACCAACGGCTTCAACAAGGACGGCGGTGACGTAGAGAAGCTGGTGGCTGACACCGCAAAGCCAGTGCTCGACCAGTACGGCAACGACCGTCATTTCTCGGCAGGCTTCAACGGAGTGTTCGCTCCTCAAGCCGCCAAGATCAGGAACGATCAGGCCGGCTACCAGTCGCAGCGAGTGGGCACCGAAGTGCGCCAAGGCGTCTACGAGATTGGCGATGCCATCATCAAGCAGGGCATGGCGCAGGGCAAGTCCGCTGACGAGATCGTCACTGGCCTCCGGTCCACCTACGCCGGCAACAAGCAGCTCCTGAACGTTCCCTATGCGGAGCAGGACGCTGAAGTCTTCCGCATGGCGACAACGCTCGCGCAGGGCATCAGCACCTCGGCCAACCCGAAGCTCCAGAAGGAGATTGTGGAGAAGCTGCTCAGCGATGAGCGCGTTGCTCCTGACGGCTACAAGCTCGGCTCACTGGCGAATAACCGACAGTACGCCGACAAGGCCGTGAAGGTTCTCGACGCTGCGGACAAGGAGTTGCGCCAGCGTAACCACCAAGAGTCCTTCGACGGTCGAATGTCGTGGGATGAGAAGGCCTCACAAGGTCTTATCTCCCCGCAGGAGTTCGAGAAGCTCGTGGATGAGCACCAGTCCAACAAGGGCAGGTACAGCGACGAGTACGTTCTCAGTCTGCGCCACAAGAGCGATGCCGTGCTGGAGGCGCGCCGAAAGGAAGTCTCTGTCCTCGAAGAGAAGGTTCGTGCACGCCAGTTGGCCGAAGCGCAACACAACGAGGTCATTGGCAATGCCGCCTCGCTGTCCGGTGAAGGCAACCTATGGGCCGTTAAGGACACCAAGGTTACCACCGCAGAGGGCACCGAGAAGACACTCACCGCCGACAAGATCAAGGAAGAGGTCGTCGACAACTTCCTGCGAAGGTCGAAGGCTGTGGCCGCTCAACGGCAGGAACCCCCGGCACTGACGTTCGACCGAGAGGCCAACTGGTTTGGTCAGAACGGTCAGGTCAACCCGACGTGGGAATCTCTGCTCAAGACTGGGTACATGCAGGGCACCTCGTCGGCACTCTCGGGCAACAAGCTGCCTCAGGGTCTACAGGCCGCGAGCGAACTCTACGATCAGCTCTACGCGAAGAACCCCGCTCTGCTGAAGAAGCACGTCGATGACGCGAGCATGGACTTCTACGAGGCGATGAGGTTCGGCAAGTCAGCAGGGCTCGACCCTCGACAGGCCGCCGTCAACGCACAGGAAGTCAACAAAGACCCGACGAAGTACGAAAGCCCGTACTGGAAGCAGAAGTTCGATGACATCTCGAACGCCGTCAACAAGACGGTTCAGGGCACGTTCATCAACGGCGCTCCTGACAACGCTGGTGAGATCGCTCCGCAGATCGAGAAGGCCGCGAAGTACTACTCCAAGCTCGGAGCCAGTCCAACAGCCGCCGTCGAGGAAGCGAAGAAGTACGTTCAGTCGAACTACGTCAACGTGAACAACTACCTCGTTCGCGCCGGCGACCGCGCCATCCCTCAGGCGTTCCCCGACATGGCCAAGCGCTACATAGAGGACTACGCCAGCAAGTACGGCGAGAAGGAAGGCGTCTCTGCCTCCGACCTCACCGTGCAGCCCATAGGAAACGGTGCTGGGCAGTGGCGCATCGTTCTGAAGAAGTCTCCCGGCATGATCGTTGATCACCCCGAAGGCATCTTCGATATGCCCAAGCTACTGGACGCCGAGAAGGCCCGCAAGGCCAAGGCACAGGAAGAAGCTGTTAAGCGTCTCAACTCAATCGACCGGTCACCCGTCAACGACAACGGGATGCCGCAACCGTAACAAGGAATGAAACATGGCTGAAGGCAATCTCCCGTCTTGGTGGGGCACGCTCGAAGAGCAGTCCTCGAAGGACGGGGTGAACCCGGAGTTCTTGCGCCGCGTTGGCGGTCAGGAGTCGGGCTTCAGGAATATCGGAAGCGATACGTCGAGTGCCTCCGGCCCGTTTCAGTTCATCAAGGGTACGTGGGAGGGGCTGTCGAAACGCAACTCCGACCTCGGCCTGACGAACCGGTATGACCCAGAGCAGCAAGCTCGGGCCATTCCGCGTTTCACCAAAGAGAATATGGACATCATGGAGGGTGCGCTCGGTCGGCGCATTTCCGGTGGCGAGGCTTATCTCGCTCACTTCCTCGGGACTGGTGACGCCCCGCGCGTTGCGAAAGCTTCCGACGACACACCCATCCAGAGCGTTGTCCAATCAAGTTCAATCGCAGCCAACCCGTCTGTCTTCGGTAAGTACAAGACGGTTGGTCAACTCCGTGCATGGTCAGAGCGTGTCAGTGGTGGCGTAAGTCCCTACGGTGACAACTACACGCCAACCCAACGCACACCCAATGTCCCCGTCGAGGTGCCGCCTGTAGAAGGTGCACAGCTTTCCTCGGAGACCACGCGTCCCGCCGTACCCTTCACGCGCAACGAAATCCGCGATGCGCAGATGGAGGAGAAGGCGAACGCCCCTAGCCTGGGTGAGGCAACAATCGACGCCGTCGTCAACGAGAGTGCCCTGAAGTGGGCCTTTCACGGCGACGACAAGTACGTCCCCAATCCTGACTTCAAGTGGACCCCGGAGTTCTACAAAGAGATCACCAAGGATGTCCCTCAGGAGTATTGGGGTTATTTCGACCGCGCTCACTCAGATGAGCACGCTAGGTATCTCCGTCGAGAGATGGACAAGGACTTGGAGTATGACCGTAAGATGGACAGCCTCGGCCTCACGGGCACTGGGCTGCGCCTCTTCGGTGCCATCGTTGACCCCGTAGGTTGGGCCGCCGCTGCACTCGCTGCACCCGTCGCGGGCGTGGTGAAGGGTGGTCGCCTAGCTGTCCTCCTATCCCGTGCCGCCGAAGGTGCACTCGCTGGCGGCGCTCAGTCGCTCCCCGGTGCACTCAACAGGCCCACAGGTAGCATGCACGACGTGCTCTACGCGGGCGCTGGAGGTGCTCTGCTGGGCACTGCGTTCGGTGCTCTGGCGCGTAACCCCGCTGCTGCCGATCTGGCAGAACAGGCCGCTCGCGTGAGCAAGAGCCTGATGCAGGACATCGAGAGCCAAGCCATCAAGGGCGAGGCCAGCATCGGTGCTGCGCAGGCGTCTCCACGTATGGCCGTCCGCACGGACACCTATGACTGGATGGGCCAGCCAATCGAGGACGCTGCCCCCAAGGCAACCTTCGGTAAGGCTCGGTACGACATCTCCGGTCAGCTCGGGATGTCTGACAACACCTCTACGCGCCTCCTAGGTGCGCACTTGGTGGAGGACGCAGTCGGCCGCGCCAATGGACTGGAGACGCCTTTCAGTGTCTCTGAGGCCCAGCGCAAGGTGCAGCTCGGGTTCGAGACGCGCTTCATGCAGAACGCCACCGCGAACTTCAAGGCGTGGGCTGATGATCTGAAGCTGAACTGGGCCGAACGCCAACAGCGTCAAGGCGAGTTCCGAGAGGGCGTCACCGATGCCATGCGCAACCCGGACCCGAACGCGCAGTTCCATCCCGCCATCCTCAAGCAGGCCGAAGCCACCAAGAAGCTGTATGCAGACTACCACGATCTTCTGGTGAACCCCGGTAAGCTCGACGGTACGACGCGCCGGCCTGTGCTGTCTCCCGACGTGCCACAGAACCCGAACTACGTCCCGCGCATTATCAGCCGGGAGAAGTTTCAGAACTTCGTGGACCGCTTCGGTGACAGGCAGATGGGCAGGTTCCTAACTGATGCCGTTCGAGGCCTCAACCCTGACATCGATCATGACCTTGCCGACCGTATCGGCCGTGGCTGGTACAAGCGCATCCGTGATGTGCAGGCCGGTCAGGAGCTGAACGGTGGACGTGCTCTCTTCGGTGAAGACGTAGACGGTCTCCGTCACGCGCTCGTCGAGGCGACCAACATGTCCAACGATGAGGCCAGCGCATTCATCGCCCGTTTCCAGAAGGAGCCAGGCGAGGGCGGCGCCTCCCGAACGAAGCACCGGACGCTCATGGATGAGAACTTCCGTGGCGTGATGAAGGACCAGAACGGAGCTGCTCACGAGGTTCGCCTCGCTGACATCTTCGAGAACGACAGCAACAAGCTGTTCGCGATGTACAACAGGCAGATGTCAGGTCAACTGGCTATGGCTCGGTTGCGCATCGAGAACCCCAAGTGGAAGCTCAATCCCGACAGTGCGCCTCAGTACCTCGTCGATGGCATCACCAAGCGCAGTGAGTGGGACACCCTCATGAAGCAGGTTGCATCCGTCGCTGACGAGATGGGCCACGACGTGAAGGTCCGAGACAAAGACCTTGAGCGTCTGAACTTCATCCACGACACCATCACCGGTACAGGAAAGCCCTCTAACCAGTGGCTTCGCATCCTTCGTGGGTACAACTTCGTCCGCGTGATGAACCAAGTAGGCTTCGCCCAGATTGGCGACCTCGGTGGCATCCTAGGGCAGGGCGGCTTCCGTGCCGCGCTCGAAGGCATGCCGTCGCTGCGGTCTCTCTGGCGCAACGCCAAGACCGGTCAGGTCAACGACGCGCTCGCTCGTGATCTTGAGTTCATCACTCAGGGCGGCACTGACGTGATGCGAAGTGCATCCAGTCATCTCGACGACTACGGGCGTGAGATCATCTCGTCGCCCACCGGCTCGATGCTGGACAAGGCAGAGGCCGTGCTGGAGAAGGGTAAGAAGGTGACTAACGTCATCTCCTTCATGGCACCGGTCAACACCTACCTGCAACGCTGGGCCGCCAAGGCTTCACTCGCTCGCCTCATCAACGAGGCTTCAGGTGCCACTAACGTCAACCTACCTCGCCTCCGTGCGATGGGCCTGACGGATGAGATGGCAGCGAAGGTTCAGAACGAACTGCGCAGCACCGTGGTGTATCGCGACAGTGAGATCGGCGTTGGTAAGATCAAAGACCTAAACCTCGACGCATGGCATCCCGAGACGCGCAACGCGTTCGAGAATGCCCTGTGGCGGATGTCTCGCCGGCTGGTGCAGGAGAATGACCTCGGTCAGACTAACATGTTCCTCCACAGTGAGACGGGCAAGCTGATCTTCCAGTTCCGTGCGTTCATGATGGGCGCGTGGACGAAGCAGTTCCTGTACAACGTCAACATGAGGGACTGGGAATCGTTCGTGCACTTCAGTGCATCGGCGGCTCTCGGCGCTGCGGTCTATATCGGACAGACGCACCTCCAGTCTATCGGACGCTCTGATCGCCAGAAGTTTCTGGACGAGAGACTGTCTCCGACCAAGATCGGCCTCGCCACGTTCCAACGTGCGGGCTGGGCATCGTTCCTGCCGATGGTGGGTGACTTCGGTGCCGGCGCTCTTGGGTATGACCCTATGTTCGACACTCGTTCGTCTGGATTGACCTCAGGCCTTCTCGGCAACCCAACAGCCGACCTCTTGGACAAGTTGCACAAGGGTGTGGGCGGTGTGGCCGAGACTGTCACGCGCGGTTCACCGTTCACGCAGCCCGACGCTCGCCGCCTGTTGTCGGTGACGCCGTACCAGAACTTCCTGCCGTGGATGAACGTCTACAACACGATGATCAGTAACCTCCCCGAGAAGGAGACGCGCAAGCCGCGTTGATCGCTATCCACCTCGTAACGAGGCCTCGCTCTTAACCGGGCGGGGCCTTTCCCATTTCCAAATTCAGGACAACACTTACATGGCGCTCTCTTTCGCGACCTATACGGGCGACGGTACAACCCAGAATTACGCAGTGCCGTTTCCTTACATCTCCAAGGATGACGTGCACGTCACGGTCGACGGCGTAGAGGTCGCCTTCGTTTGGCTCTCAGGTGGTCTCGTGCAGACCTCGGTTGCGCCGGCTGTTGGCTCCTTCGTCAAGATCAAGCGCACGACCCAGAAGGCGACAGCGCTCGTCGACTTCGAGGATGCGTCAACTCTCACTGAGAGTGACCTCGACCTCTTCTCCTCTCAGATGCTTTTCATCGCGCAGGAGACCTCTGACGCGCTCGACAACGCGATCACGCCCAACAACGAGGGCCAGTTCGACGCGAAGAACAAGCGCATTGCCAACCTAGCGGACCCTGTCGACCCTCAGGATGCTGCCACCAAGAACTATGTTGACGATGGTCTGGCATCTGTGGCTGACAGCGTCACTGCGGCGCAGGCTGCTGCTGCTACTGCAACCACGCAGGCCGGCATCGCGACCACTCAGGCGACGACTGCCACCACGCAGTCTACCGCCGCTGCTGCGTCCGCTGCTGATGCTGCTGACTCTGCTGCTGATGCTGCGGCCTCTGCTGCTAACAGCCTCCGCGCAAGCCCGGTCCTCTCCTCGCGCGAATACGCGATGACGCAGGACTTGTCCACGTTCACGCGCATCGAGACGCTGAGCTACTACTCGAACCGTCCCGGTGGTGGTGCGACGTTCCACAAGGTCGCCGCAGGAACGCCGTTCTTGGACGAGTTTCCGATGACCGGCACGATTGTCGGTGGCTCAGGATACGTCAACGGCACCTACTACGGTGTGCCGCTTGGTGGTGGAACGGGCATCGGCCTGCTGGGCAAGGTTACCGTTTCTGGCGGAGCTGTTACGGCGGTGGACATCAAGACCACCAAGACCGGCGGCTACGGTGTAGGCAACGTGCTCACGACGCCGAACTCCTTTCTGGGCGGCTCTGGCACCGGCTTCAGCTTCACCATCGCAACGCTCAATACGCCGACCGCGAGCTTCGTGGACGCTGCCGGCAATCGCTGGCAGTATCACCCGAACACGGATTACATTCATGTCGATCAGTTCGGCGCGAAGGCTGACTACGTCAACGCCGACACAGGCGTCACGAACAACTTCTGGTTCATACAGAACGCACTGTTCTATGCTGGCAATATCGGCGGCACGTCTCAGGACGCTGGCGGCTATCAAGGTGATGTCGTCCGCCTCGGTCACGGAAGCTATCTTATCGGATCAGACATCACTCTTCGGACGCTGACCATCCCGTTCGGAGTTATCCTCGAAGGTGTGCGTGGATCGACACTGAAGATCACTGATGTCTGGGACCCCGCTGAGCACTGCATCAACCTCGGTAGCCCGGATACGCATGCTGCACAGTTCGGTGCTGGTCTACGCAGGCTGACTGTTTACTTCAAACGCGACATCGCAGTTAACAGTAACATATTCATGGTGTACTCGAACGCCACGCAAGACGGTTGTGCGATGGATCAGGTGTACCTGTACTGCGGCAATCGTGGTGGCGTGAAGTACGAAATCGGCTACGGTGGTGCTTCTACAGTCCGACTAGATACCGTTAGCGTCAATTTCTGCGGCAGCAACGCGGCTCTGAACGTGAACATCGGGACGACCATCTTCGATGTACGTAATCTTATCTGCGGTGGTCCGAGTAGCGGTACTAACACCACTAATTCTGTTGTGGTGCTTCGCGGTTCAGGAGGCATGTACAAGTTCAACGGCTTCCATTGCGAATACAACCCGACCGGCTTCGACATTCTGCTCACCGGCACTGGCATGGTCTCGATCAAGAACGCGACCGGTGGCACGGGTGGCACGCAGCTCGTCCTGCTGAACAGCGGCAACACCAACGGCAACGTCTCCTTGGAGCAGTGCGCCAAGAACGGGTCGACCACGCTTGTCACTAACGGACAGAGCGGTGGAACCGGTCGTTCGGCCGACGTGATGCCTAAGGACGGCATCGTGTTCTTCAACCCGTAAGGGCCTGCATCAATGTCTGACCAATCTGAACTCCAGCGAGCCCTCGGCCAAGTTGAGGGCAAGCTGGACTCCGTCATTGCGATGCTCAAGGACAACGGCACCAAGCACGAGAACCTCGAAGTACGCGTACGTAAGGTCGAAGGCAGGCTGCTGTACTTTAGTGGTGCAGCAGTCGCCTTAGCCTTCATCCTCGCCAAGGTGGACTTCACGAAGATACTCGCGGTCGCTAGTGCGGCCGGAGTGCACTGATGAAGTCACCCTATCGCACCCGAAGGGTCGATGGGACTGACGAAGACATTGCCGACACGATACGCGATATGCACGAGCTTTGCTTCGGCAACACCGCTCCGCAGATCGACCCAGAATACGGCTACTGGTGGCTCACCTATCACGGCAGAGAACCAGTAGCCTTCTGTGGACTCAGGGCATCCGCTCAGTGGCACAACACTGGATACCTTTATCGGGTAGGGGTGACCGAGGCCCATCGTGGCAAGGGACTTCAACAGCGCCTCATCGCCGTCCGAGAAGCGCTCGCGCGCAAGCTCGGCTGGACCCACACCATCACCGACACGACTGAGAACACTCCCTCGGCTAACTCGCTCATCCGGCGCGGCTACGTGCTGTATGACCCGAAGCAACCGTGGAGCCTGCCTCAGGCGCTCTACTGGAAGAAGGCTCTATGAAGACCAATGACGACCTTCTTGGCACGCTCTATGACGAGACCGTCAACGCGCTGCTCGCCAAGATCAGGAACGGAGAGGCGACCGCAGCGGACCTAGCTGTCGCTCGCGCCATGCTCCGAGACCAAGGCATCGCCCCGGCTAAGGGCACGCATGCCGCCACCGAGAAGCTGAAGAGCCAAGCTCTGCCATTCCCGGCGCACTCGGACGAGAACTCTTTGCCCAACTAAGGGGACCATATGTCCGACCTGATGGGGTCCACTTCGCTCACTTCGGTGGAGCCTGAGGTGGACCCGGTCAAGGCTGACTTCCGCAACTTCCTGTACCTCGCGTGGAAGCACCTCGGCCTACCTGACCCGACACCCGAACAATACGACATCGCGTACTACCTCCAGCACGGTCCCAAGAAGAAGATGATCATGGCCTTCCGGGGCGTGGGCAAGTCTTGGGTGTACGGCGCATTCGTCTGCTGGCGACTGCTCTGCAATCCCGACTGGAAGATCATGGTGGTCTCGGCCTCGAAGCCGTACGCCGATGCTCTCTCCCAATTCGTTAAGCGCCTCATCGACGAGATGGACATCCTCAAGCACCTGAAGGCCGGCAAGGGTCAGCGGGACAGCTTGATCATGTTCGACGTTGGACCGGCGCGCACCTCGAAAGACCCTAGCGTCAAATCAGTTGGCATCACCGGGCAGCTCACCGGCTCCCGTGCTGACGAGATCATCGCGGACGACATCGAGAGCTTGAACAACTCTGCCACTCAGAACGGGCGCGACTTCCTGCTCGAAGCGATCAAGGAGTTCGCTGCCGTCGCCAAGCCTGAGACCGGCTACATCACCTACCTCGGAACTCCGCAGTCGGAGATGTCGATCTACAATACCTTGCCAGAGCGCGGCTACGAAATCCGCGTATGGCCCGCACGCATTCCAGTGAACGTGGACAAGTACAAGGGACGCCTAGCGCCCTTCATCGTGGACATGATCGCTCATGGAGCCAAGCCAGGCGCTGCGGTTTCCCCTCGCTTCAATGACCTCGACCTGCTCGAGCGTGAAGGCGAATACGGTCGCTCGGGCTTCGCGCTCCAGTTCATGTTGGACACGACGCTGTCCGATGCCGACCGTTACCCACTGAAGGTCCGTGATCTGCTCGTCACCTCCCTCGACCCCCGCATGGCACCCGCCAAGCTCGTCTGGGGCAACGGGGCGGACAACGTCATCAACGACCTACCGAACACCTCACTCGCCGGCGACCGCTACCACACGCCTCTCTGGGTCTCCCAAGAGATGGCCGAGTACACCGGGAGCGTCCTCGCTATCGACCCCTCAGGCGGCGGTAAGGACGAGACCACCTACGCTGTCGTCAAGATACTCCACGGCAACCTCTACCTCGTCGCCTCGGGCGGCTTCATAGACGGTTACGGTGAGAACACCCTGAAGGCACTGGCGGTGATCGCCAAGACCTTCAACGTCAACGAGGTGGTCATCGAAAAGAACTTCGGTGACGGCATGTTCACCCAGCTCTTCAAGCCAGTGGTCAACCGCATCCACCCTGTAACGGTGGAAGAGGTGAGGCACTCGGTCCAGAAGGAGCGGCGTATAGCCGACACCTTGGAACCTCTGATGAACCAGCATCGACTGATCGTCGACCGCAAGGTGATCGAGGAGGACTACAAGACCTCGGAGCATGACCCGAAGTACGGCCTGATCTACCAGATGACTAGGCTCACCCGTGAGAAGGGTTCCCTGCGCCATGACGACCGTCTGGATGCCCTCGCCATCGCTGTGGCCTACTGGGTCGAGCACATGGGAAGGGACACCGACAAGGCCGCCGAGGAGCACAAGGAGGCACTCTTGGACAAGATGCTGGAGGACTTCGCTGAGACCGTATTGGGCCGGCAGGGGAACTCCAGTGGAACTTGGGTGCAACTCAAATAGCTGCTACAGTTGGACTGCGGGGAAGGCGGCGTGAAATCCACCTCCTCGCTCAAAGGCGGCAGAGGTTTACCGGCTATATGCCGGGTGGCCCCACGAATAACCGTTAGTAGCAGCGTCCGGTCGCTCCGGGCGTGGCGGGAATACTGGGGGTCAGCAACCTCTGCTGCTGAATTTCAACCACCCGGCACCAGCCGGTTAGCAGAGGGAACTTGTCTCAATGCCCGTCATCATCAACGGATGGAACTTCAGGTGTCGCACGGACGCCGATGGGGAGGTCATTCTCCTCGGCCGGGAGCTAGTGGAGGAGGGGGACGGGAGCCTGTCTCAGGCGACAAGCGATGTACTCCCTTTTCCACCTAGCGAGGATCAACAGAAACCTACCCTACATTCGTTTCTATGGAGTCTCGGCTACCATACCAGCCGTGGATACCTAAAGCTCACCAGAGGGCTCCTGAGGGCTTCCTAGAGGCTATGTTCAAGAAACCCCTGTGCCGCAGGCATAATCTCGACCCGCCCCTCTTGAGAGTACCCCGGATGATGTATGTAGTGTATTAACGTGATAGCTGGGTATTCCCGGTGGACAGCTCCCAGTTAGGCTCTGCCTGTGGGATGACCAAAGGTGTTCCGTATGGGCACCGGCTGTGGGCACTTAGATGGCACGCTGGGGTTCGGCTCACGCCTCACCCCAGCCCTGTCAAGTGTGACTGAAGTGCCACTTAGGGGGTAATTAGTGTTTGGCCTCAAATTCAGTTGTTGTAGAAATCATGCCATGCCTTCTCGTAGTCCGGTGGCTTGACTGCTTTCTTATCCTTGAATGGGTTGGCGAAGATCAGCACGCACACGAGGTAAGCCGAGACCACAGCAGCAATAATCCATAGTATCACGAGGCATTCCTTTACCCTTGCGTGCAGCCTGAAGTGCACGTTACGGGGCATATAGGTGGTTGACCTCGAAGTCCATGTCACCCCTGCCATGCGTAGGCGGTGCATTCGGAGCCGTTCATCGTCTCCAGCCCTCCCCGGATAAATCTGAGAAAAATGTGAGTGGGTATCGATAGACGGGGCGTCGGCAGTTCCCCCCGTGGCCGGCCGTCGACCACGCGTTGCCGGCCCTCGATTGCCTCTCCGAGATCATGTGGCACGCCACAAGCGAGGGCATGGCATTGAAACCATTGGTGATTTAGTTGGATAAGAGATGCAATGAAGAGCACTTAGGGTGCAATATAGATGCAACTGCATGGATAATCATGCGCCCGTGAGAGCGCGGCTGTCTAATCATTTTCTGAGATCACACTTCGGTTGCACTTCGGTTGCACCTCGAGTGCACGTTGGGTGCCTGTTAGGCGAGGGCTAGCGGTGCACAGCTAGTGACCTCTAAGTGATCGATAGGCAACGCCGGCCAACCAGCACGCCACGCCTAGCGCTAGCACAATGCGCACGCGCCACGGGTCGTCAGGCACCACAACGATAACCAGGCAAGCCAAGCCGAACCAAATCGCTGTGATGGTTTGCCAATAGCTGGATGTTCTCATGATGTGATTTGCTCACCTCGATTGCACCTAACGTGCACCTATAGCGTATTGAAGTGCACCGAAAAGCGCTCTTCCTGAAATTTTTATTCGAGAGTCCGGTCAATGCTTTAGGTGGGATTTGACCTAGCCGCCTAAAGTTTTTTCGTCTAAGGGGATTGCAATGCATCTGTGGATATGAGACAAGCGGGCCAGTTGAGTTGATACGGAACACGGAAACAAAGGGGATAACAAATGCGCTTCAATCCATTTTCCAAGGTCAATTGCCGATACGGTGCACCGATG